CTCGACCTGTACCAGTGGAACGTGAAGGTGAATATGAGGATTTTGTCTTGATCGATTCTGTAAAATCTATTCTTTTTCCTTTAAAGTAATAGGTGGAATCTGTAGAGTTAAAAGTTAGATGTTTTATATCTTTAGAGGATATTTGTATAGGGTTTGATAAATTATAAGTTCCACAAATATATCCTTTATGACTTCCATATTGGGCTTTTTTTACAGTGCTACGACTCTCTTTGATAACTATATGTTTTCCTTTAGGAACATACATATAAGGAAGAAAATTATCTTTTGTAGGTTGTAAATCTATTTTAGATTCTGTTTGATATATATAATATTTACCTGATGAACATCCCGTCATTAATATGGTAAAAATTAATATTAAGAATAATATCTTTTTCATAAGCTAGTTTTTTAATTATCCGATTTTGTTTGATTGTGTGAATTTAAATACTCTACTGCCTTTTGGTACTTTTCATTAAATTCATTCATCTTTTTATTATATATCACTGTGTCTTTAAATAATTCAAAGTCTTCTTTAATATGTGCTTTCTCTGTTTCTGCATTTTCTATAATATCTTTATAATACTCTATGTTCTGTTGTTCAACGACAGAGCGCCATAAGAATATAGGGACCAGTAAAAACAATGAGAGTAAAATATATAATATGCCTGCTTTTATTAGTGATTTTCGCTCGGAAGGATTACAAGGTACTTTTATTCTTATATCTTGTTTTACATGTCCGTTCAGCCTGCGCCCATCTTTATATCTTCTATCTGGTACAAATTGTGCAACTAAAACAGATTTCTTCATGAATACTGTTTTTTGAAAAAATTTCATGATACCAAATATGAATATAATAATAGAAGGTACTACTAAAATAGCAAAAAATAAAGAAACAATATAGAGTACTATTTTAATGCCAGCGTTATATCTAAATAAAGATACTTGAAACCCTTCTGCTTCTGCTCTTAATCTTAATTCTTCGGGGGAGATGACCTCATTGGTTGATTCATCGAAAAATTGGTTATGTGTATTTTTACCGATACCTCTTATTGGGGTACTATGTGCATTCCCATAAATAGAGTTACTTATCACTTTCCCTCCATCTCGTCCCACTTGATTCACAGCAGACCGTACAAAACCTTTTGCTAAATCTTCAGTAAAATTTCCCATTAAATTTATTGCTATTTTTTATGTTGCCAACAGTAGATGCTTCCTTTTTCTGCATTACGTTTACATTGGTCTCCATCTTTAGTTATTGCCTGACATCTTTGGTTGTCGTCTTCATCACTACATGCTTGCAAAAATGTTGGTAATAAAAAGATTGAAATTAATAGCAGTGCCTTTTTCATAATCTTGTGTTTTAATTAATTTAATATTCGATTGTTATTCTTATTTTATCTTCTTCTAGGTCTAACTGATTCTATAACATTGAAAATCTGTTTTACATCGCACAAATCAATAACTCGATCAGGGTACATATCATTTAATGAATGAATAGTAATAGTGTGATTTTCCACATCATGATCTATAATGCGCTTAACTATGATTCCATCGGTGTGCACTATAACGAAATCCCATTTGCGAAGATGTAATTTGGAAGTTGCCCAAAGGTATGGAGCGATTTCACGACAGTAAAGTCTATCGCCTTCTAGATAGCTTTCTTCGGTTCCATTATTCATACTATCTCCTTTGACCTCAAAGGCTATATAATTTCCATGTCCTTCTTTATCTACTATAAATGGTATTTTAGGTAATTGCTCCATGTAAGATGCGTCTGTGTATCCATCTAAATAACCCGCATAAGCGAATTGATTAACTAACGGGATATAAACCACGTCTTGTTGGATGGGCGTAGCTTCATTATATTGGGGTGTATTATTGGTAGTTTTGAGCATTTCGCCTTCTCCTGTGGTTAACCATAAGGTATTCAACTCAGGAAAAGCTTGGCTGATTTTATTAAGTGATTTTGAACTAATGCCATCACCTAATACATTCACGAAGCCTCTTGACAAGCCAGCTGCTTCGGCAAATTTTATTTGCCCTATACCTTTATAGGTTAGAAATTCTGTAAGCCTCTCTTTTATTACACTCATTATATATACATAAATTATTATGTGATTTGTCCGGCGTTTAATTGAAAACAAAAGTTAAATACATAAATTATTATGTAGATTTCTTGTTCTACATAAAATATTATGTATCTTTGCAACATCAAACAACATCCAACACTGCAAAGGTGCGAAGTTTGAGTGAGAAAACCAAATATTTTACATAACTAAAAATAGGTAAGACGATGAACGCATTTACATTTTTGACTGAAAACGGAAAATTCAATAACAGTGAGATAATGAAACACGCTCACATTTTGAAAGCGTATCGTCGTATCTCTTTGGGTGAAGCTTTGAAAAAGGCTTGGTTCTTGGCAAAGAGACAGCAGAAAGAATACAGGGAGATTGAAGAAGATAAAAAGTCCTTCAAGCCGGTGTTCAATGTTAACAATGGTAATGTGTTGAAATCGTTCTTTGCTGGCAATCATGCTGATTATATAAATCGTGATAGTTCTTGGAGATAAAATGTAAATCCGCAAAAAGGTGGTCTTCATAATCCGACATAAGGCTCCTACAATGTTCAGCGCTGATAGTAAGGGAAACCAGTCGGGCGGATTTAGAAAAAAGCTTGCGTAGACGTAGAGAATATTCTACGCAAGTACTACTAAATAGTTCTTTGACATATTGGATCATACGAAAAGAAATTCAACCGTAGCAGGAATGCCGTGATCGGTTGAAGGTTCGAATTAGTTACATATATCACTTGGAAGTCCGAAAAGTCTTTATCAGTAAGCATATAGCAGTTAAGGCGAGCTATAACGCTATCTAAGTGATTCAACATACAGCCCGTCACGTCTCGATACGTGGAAGAATCCGTAGAAGGTATCGCGGGCACTAACTTTAATTGATATGATTATGATAAAAAAAGTAGTTCAGTATTTTAGAAAGCGCAATGATATGAGATTGCGCAAGTGGTGTATGAAATTAGTTGTATGTAGACCTCAAATTGGCGGCAGCATTGAAGATGCCGCCAATAAAGTTTACGAATGGATCAAAAAGAGTCCTGAATCAAAGTTTTAATTTCTTCATACGTTTCTTGGGTGTCAATTGACATGTATCCATTAGATAATGCAGATATTAGTACAATGCTCCCCTTACCATTTTCTAACTTGGTCACATTACTAATAGCTTGAACATTAACAAGGATTTTGCCATTATCGGCACTTAATTCAATAAAATTCTTCATGTTTCTTAATTTTAAAATTAGACACTTCAAAGTTAAGAAAATCCCCTGATAATAACGTGAGGTTACCGATCGAATTGGTTCAGGGGAGCTATTTAAACTTTTTGTTTTGTCGTGTTTTATTTTGTGTTTGTGTTGTAGGGTGTGCCGTTCGTGAGAATAGCGCACCTTTTTAATTGGGTAAGTGGCGGAATTGGTAGACGCTTAGTTTGAAAATATGGCTGGCTAGCCTCGAAGCAGGAAAGACGATTGGGGAAGTCAGAACCGCAATTGAAACGTACAAACGAAATCTTGCAAATCCCGGTTCGAATCCGGGCTTATCCACTAATAATAATCAAATAATTAATCTTATGGCAAAAGAAGTGAAAAAAATAACTGGTGATTGGACAAAATCAATCAGTGAAATGAAGCTAAATGAAGTAGTAGAATTTCCGATATCTGCTTATGATGGAATAATGAGTACAATTCGATATCGTGTTAGACGCAGATTTGGAATTATAATCAAGAGAGAAGGAGAGTTGGACTATAAAAAGGGAGTTTTTAGAGCTAAACGTATTTCGTGATGGAAACTCTGACTCAATGTGAGTATCAAGTAGCTAATGAAGTCGCAAAAGGACAAACCCCAGATGAAATTGCCGATTTGCTCAAAAAGTCAGTTTGGACCATAAAGGCACAGATTAGGGATATTCATAAGAAGTTAGGCATTAACAATAACGTAGAGCTTACTTTATTCCTGTTATGTGATAGGACTAAAAGAAACTTTGATTTGAAGGAGATTAGGAAGCACGGTATTGAGTTATTCTTCTCTGTGTGGTTTTTGGTAATTGCTGTAACACCGGATTATCAAATGGACATGAGACGTTGTAGGGTACGATCTAATGCAAGGACTTCGGTACGAGCGACTAGAAATAGAAAGGACTGTGATTCATTTTATATCGTCTAGTATTAACTAAAAAATAATGTTCTATGAAAACTATTCATAAAATTCAAAATGCTATTGCTGTCATTGCTCTTGCTATGGTGACTCATCTGGCATTGCAAATCGAAATGACTAGAAACGAAACAATATCATGTATTATAATGCTATTGTTAACTGTGTTCATGCTTTTAGAGAGAAGTTCAAAAGAGGTGCATCAAAAAGAATAGGGGGATAGATATGAGTATTCAAGAGATCATGAGTCTTGGGGGGAGTAAGATATCGGCTAATGTGAATTTTGAAGATTTAAAAGCATTCGCAGATTATCTCATTCAAAAAACAAAAGAAGAAGTTGAAGAATCTATTTTGGCTAAGAAAAAAGAGACTTTCGTAAAGCCCAAAGATGCTTGTAAACAGTTACAGGTTGATCGGTCAACTTTGTGGAGATGGGCTAAGACAGGTTATTTAATTCCCGCAGAAGTCGGTGGAAAAAGACTATATAAACAATCTGAAATAGATATTATATTACGCAAATAATTTATTGTTTAATCCTAATCCCGGAGTAAAGGACTCCGTGCGGTATCCAGTCCGCTATTTAAGTTTTGAATTATCCCGGTGTCCGTTGGTTCGGTATCCGGGAACTATTTTAACCACTTTAAATGATATATGATATGCCAATTATTAAAAAAAATGACGTAACTCCTGAACGTCCAGTGATTATCGTGCTATATGGCACTCCGGGAACAGGAAAAACTTCTGTTGCTACAACTGCATTTAATCCTCTTTTAATAGACACAGATAGAGGATATGATAGAGCCGTACAACGCTGTGATACCCTTACCGCCAATAATTGGGAGGACATAACAGTGGAATATGAAACAATGAAGTCTTATAGTACTATCATTTGCGATACTGCTAAAGCGTGCTTGGATGATTATCTGATGAATTTTGCTATAAAAAACAACTACAAGTTAGCAACCAATACTTTAAAGAGATTTGGGCAAATAGCCGAAGACTTCAAATCATTTGTTAATCAGCTTCGTTCTAATGGTTCTGACATTATTTTTATTTGCCATGATAAAGAAGTAGCGGAGGGTGACATTATAAAGCATTCACCGGATTGTACTGGACAGAGTAAGGATTTACTTCTCCGTATTGCTGATCAGGTAGGATATATATCTAAGGTAAACGGTAAGCGCACTATTTCATTCGAACCAACTGATACTTTTATTGGGAAAAACGTAGCACAATTAAAGATGATGGAAATACCTGAATCATCTAGTGCTGATTTTTCTACATTTATGGCAAATGTGATTTCTACAGTAAAGCAAGCAATACAAAATAAATCAGAGGAACAGAAGAAAGCCAATGAGATGCTTGCTGTTCTTAGAGATAATCTTGCATCCGCTATGACAGATGAAGATATAGCTGCACTCATCGAAGCAATGAAAGAATTGCCACACGTACTTCAGTATCCGTTTTTCTCTGAAATGAAGTCTAACCTTGCATCCAAGGGGTATAAGTACGAAAACAAGAAATTCGTAAAAGATGCAGCCGCTTAAGCCTCTTATAAGAGTTACACAACTCGAAGCATACAGAAAGTACATTGAACAGAGCGAATATGCCAATTATGAAATTACCGAGCAATCTGTAATAGAAAGCATAACAGGTGTATTTGCCGGAAATGAATACACTCGCATAGGCACCGCTTTCCACTCCATTGTGGAAACGGGGAAGCCTGTGTGTGATAAAGTTTCTGCCGGGGAACGTACCTTCCTTTACTATGGAAAAGAACAGAAAGAACCAGTTCCTTGTGGACGCAAATTCAATATTGATGGCTTCGGTGTTATTTTGGATGTGAATCAGTGTAAGGTCGCAATGGATTACCGCAACGAACACCCCGACGCTTTCCATGAAATACGCATTTACAAAGATTTTGGAGATGCTGTCATAACCGGATGCGCTGATATGATAGACGGTATAGAGATACGGGATATAAAGACTAAGTATTCTTACCCGTCTGATACTGACTATATCAATTCTTGCCAATGGCGGCTTTATCTTGAGATTTTTAAAGCGGATATATTCCATTTCGACCTATTTGTGTTCGATGGGTATAAAATAGACAAGCATGGATATGATGTAAGAGGGTTACCGCTTGAAAGATATTCTCCTGCGATAACCTGCTACCGGTATGATGGGATGGAATGGGATAATAGGAATTTGCTTCGTTCATTTCTCGAATGGGCGGAATACAGGGATTTAGTTAAATATTTAATAAAAGAAACAGTAGATTAATTATGGCAAATCAAAAAACAGGGAAACTTATTGAAATCGGACAAACTGTTCAAATACCATCCAAGAATGGAGGAAATCCATTTACCAATTTAGTGTATGTTGTTCGACTTGAAAAATGAATACCAAGTACCCAAGTTCAAGGAGTATGTAAATAAGTTGTTCAAAGAGCGTGCGGTGGTGGAAGTGAAGAAGAAACTGCCCAACCGCACACTTGCCCAAAATTCTTATTTGCATCTTCTTTTAGGGTATTTTGGTAGTGAATACGGTTGCAGCCTTGATGAAGCCAAAATAGACTTTTATAAAAGGACATGCAACCGTGATTTGTTTGAACGAAAGACGATCAATAAGGTTGGTAAAGAAGTAACCTATCTACGTAGCTCTGCTGAATTATCAACAGGAGAAATGACTATATCTATTGATCGTTTTCGTAATTGGAGTGCAGCGCAAGCGGGTATTTATCTGCCTGCCGCAAATGAACATCAAATGCTGATTTATGCTCAGCAAGAGATTGAAAGTAACAAAGAGTTTGTGTAATTCCAAATATCTGTTATTTGGTAGTTTTGAAATAAAAGTTATGCGAAATGCGAAAAACTAAAGTAATCCATGTCTACCTGATTTTCGAGAAGCGGAACTATTACTTTGGCTCGGTAACGGGTATCTTTCGCTATTTATCCGAAGATCAGATAGGAATTAAGCAAAGTACATTATCTCATAATACGGAAAGCACGATCGTTACTGGTAGGGCTATAATCCGCAAGAGTGAGCTATTGAGATAGCTTTGTTAACCTTTTTACCCCAGCCTGCTTGTCTATGAAGATTGGCGGGCAAACATGGGGAGGTATTCTCAATGGTAAAGAGAGCATAAAGAAAGCGTACGAAGTGCTTTATGTATTGCAAATGCAATTATTTAGGTTCGACTCCTAAACTGCCCCACATGAAAATAACAATCACCAAACAAGAATATCAGACGATAGTCCGATGCTTGAAAACGTCAGAAATCCTCATTAGGGGATATAATTTGAGAGATGAAGATATGATTCGTAAAACTAGAAAGAAACTCCAAAGGAGTAAGGAGAAAGGTTGATATGACATTCGAAGAAATGAAAGCCCAGTATTGCGGCAAAAATATCCGCAAGAAGCCAAAAGATGAAGAGCATAAAATTCAGGTATCTATGGTTGAGTGGTTCCGGATGAAATACCCATCTATGCGGCACAATCTATTCGCAGTTCCAAATGGCGGAAGAAGAGACGCTGTTACGGGTGCCAAGCTGAAAGCTGAGGGCGTACTTGCCGGAGTAGCTGACTTGATTCTGTTAAAGAGTAATCACCGATATGGGGCGCTCCTAATTGAAACCAAAACAAAGAAAGGTACTCAAAGCGATTCTCAAAAGGAATGGGAATCTAAGATAGTAAAGGACGGATATAAGTATGTTGTCTGTCGGTCTTTGGAGGAGTTTATCGCTGTAGTAACAGATTATTTAAAAGAAAAATAGATATGAAGAAGAAATCAGACAAGCAAGTTATCCGCCCAGATACTTGCGCAAAATACAACAATGGAACTATTGTTCCCACAGCTAAAGGGAATCCACGTGTTGCCTACTGTTATAAGCTTAAACGGCGTTTTGTCGCTGATAGTAAAAGAATCTGTATTCATGCGTATTAAACTATGGACGGATATACATTAACAGAAAAAATGAGAAAAGCACGAAGACGTAATCGACTTACCGCTACCGAACAGGCACTATTCTACGAATTAGTTGCCGTTTGTAACAGCGAGGGTTGGGAGGACGTTTTCAGTTGCTCGAATATTGAACTCTGTTGTGCTCTTAATATTGATGAGAAAACTCTCGTCCGTGCCAGGCTTTCTTTGATTAATGCAGGACTAGTTTATTATAAATCCGGTAAAAGTAAAAGGGTGGTAGGATTGTACTCTTTTGAAAAAGCTTTTGAGAATTCGATTGTGAATTCAACTACCGTAAAATTTCCGGTAGATAAGCCAGCCAAAAAGACAGTAGATGAGCCAGCCAATCTGCCAACCAATATGGGAACCAATCAGCCAACCAATGCGCCAGACTATATATATAAAACTAAAATAGAAACTAAACAAAAAGATAATATAGGGGAAACCGTAAAAACTAGAAAGTTTATTCCTCCATCTATTGAAGAAGTTTCTGCCTACTGCATAGAAAGAAAAAACAATGTTGATCCACAGAAGTGGTTGGATCATTATACTTCTAACGGTTGGATGGTCGGGCGGTCTAAGATGAAAGACTGGAAGGCAGCAGTAAGGACATGGGAAAAGAATGATTTTCAAATAGAAAAAAAGAATGGAAGCAATAAGAACAGTCGGGGAGTTGATTCCTCCAATGAAACCAAGTCAGCCGGAATCAAATCAATCTCCTTTGGTTAAATTTCACATCAAAGGAAAGGAGATAACATGGAATGAGGATCGAGTAGAACACTTCTGGAAAAAAGAGTTTATTAACTCCATGAAGGAAGTAGAACCGGGATTTATCATTGACGAACGCAACAAGGTCCTATTATCCGAATTGTATGATTATGTATTAGGCAGAAGTAGGATGCTTGATTCCTCAAAAGGCTTGCTTTTATGGGGACCTATTGGAGTTGGCAAGTCTGTTTTGATAAAAGGGCTACAGCGTTATCTAGGCAAGATCAACCGTTTACGATACGGATGTAATAACGATCACATAGGCTTTAGACTCACTAGTGCAGTAGAAATATCTCTCATGTATGCAGAGAAAGGTATGAACGGGCTATTTCGGTTTACTGATCGTGAATACATGTGTAATCTGGCTATTGATGAATTGGGACGTGAACCTACAGATTCAAAGCATTACGGGACCGGGATAAATGTCATACAAACCATTTTACAACTTCGATATGAAGTCAGAAGGGAGTTTATTACCCACGTTACGACCAATCTCGATCCAAATACAGAGTTTGGAAACAAATACGGTGATTATATCGCTGATCGTGTAAAAGAAATGTTTAACGTCATAGAACTAAAAGGATCGTCCCGGCGATGATACTCGCATAGTGGTTTATCAGATCGCTATTTTTTTTATTTAATAACCAAAACGTTTTCCTGATATCGGGAAGACGATCAATACAATACAGTAATGAATAAAACTCAAAAGGAATTGTTAGCAAGGCTTATGACTGTTACAAATAGTCTTGGAGGTACGCTTGACGGAACTGCAACTTGTGAGCAAAAGTATATTGATAGACAACGTGCTCACATGCTCTCATACAAGGTCATATATGGTTTATTTGGCGATAATCCTAATAATCCCTATCGTGAAGATGATATAAATAACGCCTATAAAGCTATTGAAGAAATGGAGAAACTGGAACAAAAGGTATATCCTGACCGGAGTGGCTTTTTGAAGGATGAAGAAAAATAATTACCCTCAAATCCAATAAGAAATGAAGATAAGAATAGGAAAATCATTTGATAAAGAAACAAATGAAGTCTTTTATCAGCTACAATTTAAATTGAATGGAGAACGGACCTATAACGCATATTCTTATGATGTTTTTAAAGAGGAATCTGACGCAAAAGAAGCTCTTAACAAACATCTAAGCGGTGAGCGTGAATACACTTATTTTGTGAGTGCTGAAAAAGTTAAGAGAACAATCAAAGGAAACCGCGTAGATGTGAAAAAAGTATTAGCATTTCATGTTATGTCAGCTAAGTCAGATTTACCAGGTTCTCATATTTGGGTGAAAATTAACTAATAAATAGAAAGGCAAGAATAATATGACAGCAAAAGAGTTAATAAAAGAACTTGAAACCTGCGAACCCGACGCAGTAGTTTCAATCGTAATAAACGAAATAAATCTGGAAGTGACAGAACTTATCACTCCTGCACCTGAAATAGTAGAGTTATCATAACAATAAAGAAAGAAATATTATGGCAAAAGTATTTATAACAAGATATGCCCTGACATCGGGCATAAAGGAAGTGGAAACAGAAATTCATAAATCCAATTTCAAAGATTCTTCTAACTATGTAAGGGATAGTGCATATTCTTTTTATTACATAGGAAAGGATGCATTCCTCGATAAATCCGAAGCACTAAACAAAGCAGAGGGTATGAGAAAAAAGAAAATCGCTTCTCTTCGCAAACAGATTGAGAAACTGGAGAAGTTATCTTTTAATGAATAACCAAGATAAAGAAGGGTATTATGTGTTTGAAATTAATCTTTGTAATTCATTCTCCATATCTTCAGTTGAGATAGTTGTCAGGTATATATATGCCGTATCTTGCGTATTCTTAATCTCTGCTAAAGATGAAAGTGGTTTTATGTATGGTTTTATTTCCATACGTTCCTTTCGCGTTTCTCGTGTGTTTTCTTTGCATCTTACCTCTTTAGTAATCTGCTTTATGACAGCATCTAATTTATCATGATAAGAATCAACAAGGACTATGACTTTAATGTAATCATCTGTTTTAAAATCAATTTTTCTTCTTTTTGGTGGTTCATTTCGCAGCTTTATGGCATCATTTAAAATACTATTAATCTGTTGTTGCCCTAACTTTTTATCATGAAGTAGCATGTTGCATTTGACCTCAACAAGAATTTTATTAGGATCATCTATTTTAATGTCAAATCCATTTGTATTTGCTTTCGTTTCTTCCACTGAGGAAATTAAATTAAGTTTTTGCTCCTCATTAAAAGACAATATTTCTGATATTTTATTAGCTGTAGCTAATGTTGCTATTGAGGTCAATATATTATGCACGTTTGAAAGAACGGACTTTAAATCAAATAGTTCTTTTATCGTAATTTGAGATTTACTTCTCTTTCTAATTGAATCCGTGAAACGAGAATATTCACTAATTAATTCATAAGACCTTCTATATACTTCTTTGTTCATAGCATTTTGTTAGGATACAAAGGTAGGAAATTATTTTAAAAGATGAATGTTCCAATAAAATAATGAAGTGCATATATTTGAGCTGGCCAGCCTACATTTCATAATATGGGATAGTTAAATCTAAAGTAAAATCGGAAAATCCGATTTTGTAAAACAGTGATAAACCTTTAAAATGATACAGCCAAAGCATTACAATTATCACAACCGGTCCGGACCGCCCAAGTGCGTAAGGACTACATTAATCACTTCCGGCAGGAGAAGCCTTTAGAAGGCATATTATTCACTGACTTTATCCGGGATGTGCTTGAAAAGCGCAGCAGACGCAAGTCTGAGCACTATGCAGCCGTTTACGATGCGATCATAAAACACATTGATAACTTCTCCTCAGAGTTTGATTGTGACATATTCACCAATTCGGTGACGGCTGAGTTTTTGGACGATTTCATCATCTATCTGGAAGACCAAGGACTTCGACATAATACCATTGTCGGATACGTTCTGAAAATTCAATCACTTGTGCGTAGAGCATCTCAGTACAACTATGCAGTAGATTATACCTACGATGAGATTGATTTGAGGACTGAACCAACAAACGCTGTGTTCCTTTCGATGAATGAGATCACAAGAATATACTACTACAAGTTTGTCAATCAAGATAAGCGGAAAGCAAAAGAGCGAATCAGAGACATGTTCATACTAGGATGTCTTACCGCTCTTCGCTACTCAGACTATTCGAGACTGACAAGTCAGAACCTAATAAATGGTTATATTGTGATCCGGACAAAGAAAACGAACGTTGATGTTAAGGTCCCGGCACATGATTATGTGCGGGAAATTTTCTCAAAGTATGCCGGTCAGGTTCCATGCGGTCTTTGCATTCAGTACTTCAACAAGTATCTGAAAGTAATAATGAAGGAAATCGGATTGAATGACTTAGTTACCTATTCGTTCACCAAGGGCGGCGAACTGAAAACTGTTACTCGTGAAAAGTGGGAGCTGATTAGTAGCCATACTGCAAGGAGGAGTGCAGCAACAAATATGTATTTAACAGGACGGATGAAGACGTTCGAGATAATGAAGCTCACCGGGCATCGGACCGAACAGAACTTCTTTCGATACATCCGGTTAACTGGTGATGATACAGCCCGATCTATTTCGGGAGATATATTTTTTAGAAAGTAATAATTCAAATAAAATCATAGAAATATGGAGAAAGTAACAGTAAAAATAGAGTTAGAGAGAGAAGATATCTCTACTCTCATGTTCCTTGCTGGTGGAAAGTTATCAGAAGAACAATGGAATAAACTCAAAGGTACAGAATACACGGTGGAAGATGATGATTTGGAAGGTCAGGCAATTCAGTTGAAGTTGGCTATTAGTGGTATCGTAGTTGGCAATCTTCTAAAAAAGGAACTTTCAGAAGGTGAAGTTTCTAGTAAATCAACTTATCGAGAGAAGTTAATAGCTATGCGTAAGGAAATGGAAGAAAGGGGGCGATCATGGTAGGAAATATTCGTATTAGACGTAGGAAAGATAAATACCATGTTATGGAAGAGCAGGGAGATGGTAGATACTTTACTATTGAAGGAGGAAAATGTAATTCAAAGGAGGAGGCCATAAAGCTAAAAAAACGATTTCTGTTCGTTAGAGAGAAAGTTAGATTGTTCAATCAGAATCTTAGAATACAATTGAGAGAAAAGAAACCAAATGGATGATCACATAAATCAAAGTTTGTATGCTGATTCAATAAAAGAAGCTACAAAAGTAGAGTTCCTTGCAAGTAGTGAGGAACTTTTTTTATATGCTGTTTCCCTGTATAACTCGATGATGTGGGGCAGAAAGATTGACCGGGAAAATCTTAGAAATAAGAAGAGATCAAAAAAAATAGGGAGAACTAGCAAGGTGTAAAAGCATTGTTCTCCCCAATCATTCACGATTGTATAGCAAATATACTATTTATTTTAAAAATAATCGTGTTATGGATAGAAATTTTAATGAAAAGACGTGGGTAAATGTACGTGAAATAGGGATAATTCTTAATGTCCATGCCTTTGTAGTGTATTCGTATTTATTACAGATTGGGGTAAGGTGTGTTAAAGATAGATATGGGAACGGGTATGTCAATGGAGTAGATATAACTAAGCATTTTGAAGGTTTAAAGAAATTCGTGAAAGGATTGAGGAATGGAAGAAAAGAGCAAGCCCCCCTCAAAGAGCTGGCTTTTATTGATCCTGTGATAGGGAGTCATAATGATTGGGAGAGTAAAGCGGATGGCTTGGACAAGGTGAAGAAGGATTTTTATGCCTCATATACAAATCAGGTCTACAGGATTAATCACTACCAGAATTTAAAGAAGGCTTTGTTCCGGTGGGAGCGTGCCACGAGAGTTTGGAAGTACGTGGAAGAAGAAAGAACTGCACAAGACCCTAATGAATGGATGGAGAGCATTTCGTTAAAATACAAGCTGTGTAATACGATATACGATGAAGAACGCCGTAAATCTGTACTTGACACAATTTGACATGGCTGTAAGAGTGATATCGGGTAAATTTGCTATTGATATAAAACTGATTATAGCATGGCGTACAATTTAAAGGAAATGACTGAAATGTGCTCTAAATGGGTGGCTGAAAATGGGCTAATGGAGCATGGCGGTGCGAGGTTGAAAGACTTCTGTGCTCATTTCGGCATATCGGATGAAACATACTATAGATGGTTGGAAAATGTGGATTTTGTGGATGCTATAAAAAAAGGGAAAAATGAGTTTAAAGAGAAACTGGAGCGGAGACTAGTTGAATCTCTGTCAAAAGCAGCTTGTGGATATGAATTTGAAGAAACCAAAACCGAATATGCAGGAAAGAAAGAAAAGAAGAAAATAGTAACAGTGAAGAATGTAGAGGCGAATGTTGGTGCTGCTATATTCTTGCTTACAAATATATCTCCAGATCGTTGGCGTAATAAACAAACTGGAACCGATGTGAAGACGGAAGGAGTAACATTGAAGGTCGAAGTATTGAAAGAAGAATCGGTTAGTAATATTAAGAAGCTCTCCACACTATCGCAGAAACGGAAGATGAAAGGAGAGGGGGAAACAGAAGGCTCTGAACAATGAAAACGACCTATGTTTTTGACAGGCTATTAGAAGCCACGGTAAATCCAGTGATTCGTGGAGTATCCTCACGGGGTGGTACTCGATCTTCTAAAACGTGGAGCATGTTACAGTTGCTTTATCTTATTGCCGAGAAGTCAGAAGCTCCTTTGCTCATATCGTGTGTAACTGATACAATGCCGGGAGTGAAACGTGGTATGTTTCGCGATTTCAAACGTATGTTGCAAGATGAAGGTCTTTGGAATGGCAAGGCAATGAATTTAACTGAAATGACTTACACTTTTCCTAATGGATCACAGATAGAGTTTTTCGGTTGTGAGAATGCTGCGAAGGTATTTGGTCCTGCACGTGATATCCTGTTTGTAAACGAAGCACAGAGAGTCCCGAAAGAAGTATTCCGGCAAATGGCGGTTCGTACTCGTTTGATGCTGTATGTAGACTTTAATCCGGTTAAGAAGTTTTGGGCGCACGACTATTTCAAGGGTCCGGGCATGGTGGAAATCGTCAGCACCTACAAGGACAATCCATATTTGACGCCGGAGCAGATCGAAGAGATTGAGAGAAATAAGGCTGATGAAAACTGGTGGCGAATCTTCGGACTAGGTGAAACGGGAGGAACCGAAGGACTGGTATATCCTGAATATGATATTGTGCCGGAGTTTCCAGCGAATTGTAAATGGTGTCTTGGTCTTGACTTCGGTTTCTCTGGTGATCCTACGGCGATTGTAAAAGTTGGCTTCGATAAAGATGATCTTTATGTTCAAGAGATCGCATACTCTACAGGTCTGTTGAATTGGGATATTGCGAATGTCTTGCGCAAGAATGGGCTACATAAAGTTACCACTATTGCGGACAATCAAGAGGCGAAGAGTATTGCTGAGATTTCTCGTTTGGGATGCCGCATATTTCCATGTATAAAGGGAAAAGGATCAATCATGGCAGGTATTTCACAAGTGAAGCAGTTTAAAATGCACATTGTACAAGGTAGTCGAGGCATACAGGACGAAGCAGATAATTACTCGTATGTATTTGACAAGATGACCGGACTCTATGATACGAACGAGGCAGTAGACGAAAATAATCACGCTATGGACGCTATACGATACGCGACTGAGTTTCTGATCGCCAAGTATCGTCCCGGCAAGAAACAAAGAAAAGATGAAGAAAAGCGAAATTAAAACCTTTCGGGGATATGTGCGATATCAGATATATCGCCTATTTACCCCATTTCGTTGGTTATGGAAGACGTTTGTTCGTCTGACAAGTAGATATCAACGCTTGATGCAATTACGGCGTATAGCGAATCTAAAGCCGGATGCTGTGGAGAGTCTTTCGCAAGATGAAACCGCACTTCTGCATTATATGTCGGAATACTTAATACCTTCTCGCTGGGTAACACGTAATGGACAGATCATTTATACGTGTCCATCAGTTGAAGATGTAACTCTCTGGCAGATGATCGAAGCACGCAGAGCTGAAACAGTATTAGAACGTATTAGCGGATGGACTGAGGGATATGTACCAGAAACTGTTGCTGATATGGTGAAACTGACAAAGTACATTGTGGAGCAGATTGGGCAGGCTGACGAGCTGGAACGTGTGCTGTTACCGGGTGCAGGTGGTTCCGGTGAATCGAATCCAATCACAGAAGCTAAAAGTGTGCTAGGAATGGTACAGATCACATCCGAACTGTTTAACTGCTCATTCGAAGATGCGAAGAAGATAAACTACTCAGATGCTATTCTAGCGATCAGCAAGAGACATGATGAAGTTGAGAAACAAAAATCTAAAACAAAATAATCATGGGAAAGAAATACAGTATTAATTCAGCAGGGCGAATCGTAGCCGAGAGAGATATATACTCACTCGGCGGGCTCATCCCGAAAGGACGAGTAGGTGCTAAGATAGCGGACGAAACACAGTTATCACAGAATGGCGAGTGCTGGGTAGCAGGTGGAGACATGAGTACGAATCCGTGGGTTAAAGTATCCGATAACGTTTATATAGGGGATTATTCGGCGGGTGGTGTAACAGCTAAAACGAATCCCGCCGAGATAAAAGGAAATACCTTAATTCCCGGTGCGTTTAGGGTTTATCTCCCCGCCACGCTACCAACATCCGACCTAGTGATCAAGGATTCGTTCATTGGGGTAACTATGGATGTTCTTTTTGGCGTGTCTTCAAAATGTCATCCCGTAGAGCAAGGACGGTATAATCAAGATGCGCCGAAAGGGACGCTATTCACCAGCGCATCAATGAAATTAGACGCTAATAACTTCGTCAGAAATACTGCAACCGTTAGACTAGGAAAAGATACCTACGTATATCTTCCGGCGGGATTTAACGCTAGAATATACTGGGCGTATTATGACGTATCCAATCAGCTAGCTTATGCGGGGGAATCCGAAACGGTATCTACTAACTTATATAAACTCAGACATCCGGTGTACAACATGTGTATGATTGCGTTCGCTAAGAATCCAACACTGACACCCGCCGAACTAGAGGCGTCCGGGGCTAAGATATTAGGACACGTTAGCGGCTCAATCATAACTGAGGTGAGAGGGTCATCCGAATACGGCGCGTACGTGATGGATAATTCATCTCTAAAAATACAGACCGATAATTTCGGACTTGTATTGTCCCCTATCAGAACACTAGCAGGTCGGATGATCAACACCACTTGTGTTACGGAAGCACTAACACAACGGAAGGTATTCGGGACCTTCACGAATATAGATTACATGGAATACTTTTGGGACGGTGATACAAATCACCGGGATACCGTTATCACGGCTTCTGATTGTCCCCTATTGCGTGTTTCTCCGAATACTATAAAACGATCCTTGTTAGATACCGGAACGCTTGTATTACGTAACTGCATCGTTCCGGCGGGAGATTTCGAACATGATGTCATAGACGGAGATACATACGAAAACATTGATTTCTCATATACTAGGGAGTTCCTTAGTACGAGGGTAGTTAACCGCCGATTAATATGTAGTCACAGGCAAGGGTTATATAACATGTTCGCTGAGGGAGGGAACATGTTAGGACGTATCAGTTATCCGGATAATGTAAAAGACGCTACCAGTTTAACAGAGAGCCACGAAATAATTATGCTAGACGGCAGCATGATAGAATCGGGAACCTACGCGGGTGATCCCGGAAAGGCGTATGAAGATAATAAAATTCCGGCTACGAATCGTGTAAGAATGATTAGACCTGTATCTACTAGAGGTGCGGTATTTCCGAACATTCCTGCCGGATATTCTGTACGGGCGGTACACTATCTCGATGAATCGTTTATACTTCGAAAAGCCGTTGAGAATCCTAGTACTATGGAAGGTGAATTCCCGTTTTACGTTATGAGTTTTCAGAAAACCGATCCGAACGCTAATTTACCCGCTTCGGAGTTCGTTTCTAAAAACGCATATTTAAACGTAAACAATTACACGAAAGTTCCGGAGATCACAGGTTCCGCCTACTTAGGTGCAGGTGTAATAGTAAGAGGTGATGTTCAGCTACACGGTGATCCATATGTTAACCGTGTGTTTGATATTAACGAATGGGACAGAGGCGGCTTAAATACCGCACCGGGGCTAACTTGGGACGTTATGAAAGACGGAAGGAACTCAGATGTACGTATGACTACGAAGTCAATATACCCGGTAAATCCCGGTGATACTATATCAGTATCCGGAGCATATAGAATCCTTTTATGTTGGTTTAATGAGGATAGAAAACTAATGTCCGATACTGGATGGAATGACGGAACACTAACCGTTCCTGCTAATGTACACTACGTGGGAATAGCATTGTCTACGAAGCCGGACCTAAAGTTTATTGATTTCTCCGACGTTCCACTAGCGGGTGTTAAGTATCTCCGAGCGTTCAAGAAGCGCAGGTATATCACTAACGAGCTAGACCGGAAAAGCCCGGAGGATATCTTATTAGCTGATTACTATTGGGAACAGGGTGCTTTCTATACCGATACTGGGCGTGTTGGAAGACCTTATAACGACATTAAGTACACGCAGTCGGATAGATTAAGGTTATCCAAACCGTTACCCGCAGGGAATGCAACATTAACCGTAGCTAACTATTGGGAATATGCAATGGCAAAATTCGATGCAGGGACAAGATTATTAGAATCTTCCTCAGAAGGATATTCTATGGTATCCATGACGCTTCGGAAAGCTCCACCCGTAACGGTTAATCCATCGGATGCTAAAGATGCAAGGTTGGTGATTACTTGTATTCCGCAGCCGAGAATCATTGTTCCCTATGGTTCTAATACGCTTAACATAAACGGAGTTAAAATCCGGATGTACGACAATGCCGTGCTATCTCGGAACTTTAACCAAGAAGGTTCTATAACCCTACAAGGTGATGCGGTGATGGGGTATGATTTCGATTCGGGCGCATGCCTGTGTAGTAACGGTCACGATGACGCAATAATCAAGTTACCATGATATTCAGTGACATATTAAACTTTATGGATGGGGAAGCCGTAAAACTCGGCTTGCCTATCTATTTCGGAGATACGTCTACTATTAACGAGCTAGTGAATGACATCTCAGGTATGTTCTTAACGTTTGATGTCCCGGACGGTGGTATGTCTAAGTTGCCTCCTGCCACCCGGAAGTATAACGTAGTATTACAGTGCTTAGATAAATCGTACTATCTTACGGATAACGCTGCCGAACTTGATACATTAATGCGTACCGATTTGGCTTTAAACAAACTAATGTCCGCTTTTGTGTGTCACTTCGATGTGGATGGATTGAGTTTCAAGAAGGTACAGAATATCTATGACTCAATGAAGTCCGGTTGGAGTGTAACATTTTCTATAACAGATGATTTATTGAACTATGGATAAGGAGATATTGCAGGTTGTAGAACAGATAAAAAAGGAAATCTTCGAATCTTATGTTTCGAAAGGTTTGGTAGCGTCTGGTGAATTTGGGCGTGATCTAAAAGTAAACGATCTCGGTGATAGGGCAACTATTACTGCACCGCATTATGTCGTACAGATGGAGCAGGGTAGGAAAGCGGGTAGTTTTCCGCCTGTCTCCGCCATTAAAAAGTGGATTCAAGACAAGAACCGGACGGTTGGTGCAAACATCCCGGAGGAAGCAGCTTTCGCCATCGCTTATGTGATGAAGCGGGACGGCATCAAAGTTCCTAACAAATTCAACGGTGGCGGGGTAGTCTCCGACATCATTAATCCTGAACGGGTGAAACGGCTGACGCTGGATATAAACAAGATCATAAAGGCTAAAATTCTAACCATATTAACGCAATGAAATTAAGAATACCAAGATTTGGAGTGAACGTAGATATACCGGACAGCAAAGTATATACCTACCCCAGTTGTGCTACCATATGGGACAACGTGCCGTTAAAGCTAATTATAACGGACCTACCTACGGACATTATTGTGCGGATGGAACTACAGTGCCGTTCTACCCTAGACAGCTTTTATTACACAACATTAGAACCAGTTGAGGGAATGGAGATAGACGCAGCTTCTTATTTCTTCCCGCTTCTTCCCGTATATAGTGATCGAGTTCAGTTCTACCAAGTAGAACTGACATTGATACATAAAGCCAATCTAACGGCTAATAGTGTTACTCAGATAGTTCGTATTCCCGTGATGAACTTGGCGAGTATAAACAATGTTAGCCGAGTGTCTAGGGCTGACACAGATTTCCGGGACAACTACGGACCGCGGGCACCATTAGCGCACACACTGGATGATAATTTCTTTATAGACAGCCGTTATCATGATAGGGACTATGATGTAGACGTTATCTATCAAGACGGAACGGCTGACAAATTTAATTACATGCAGGGTGACGGAATATCGGATGCATGCCAATACAAGAAGATCACGATAAAGAATCCGGATGGGTCCGTAGCTGCTGTTAAGGTTTATCCGGAAGAGGTGCACGCATGCGGAGCTATTACACTGAAATGGTTAAACTCGTGTGGGTCATACGATGCGATTTCCTGCTATAATTGGAGCGCACAATCTACGATAGCGCAAGGTTTATCCGGTGGGAATGTTACGAAGCGGGAACTTACCTGTGTATTCGAAGTGACTGAGGCTAACAAGTTCGCACTAGATGTTCTTTCCCTGTCTCCGGATGTAACTGTTAGAGGGCTAGACGGGGTAGATATGGATACGAAACTTAGATGTTCATCTACTACAGGCGTGAAATATACGGCAACGGGACTAGTTAAAACGGTAACTCTAAAATTCCAGTACTAACATGGATATAAAGTTGCGGATAAATGGAGTGTTCGTGGAGGGCTTTACAAAAACGGAGTGCAAGCTTTGTATTAGTGCATCGTCTCAATACAGTTTCGGAGAATCCACCCGTACCTATTCGGCTAACATTAAAGCTCCTAGGAATCGGGTGAATGATGGGATATTCTATCAAATGAGAAGTTTCGGTTTTACCCACCGTACTGCGAAATACGAGGCTAGAGTTTATATCGGCGGGATACCGATAAACAAGCGGTTCAAAGCTAAGGTATCATGCAGCGAAGACTCCTACGACATAGCTCTGTCCCAGTCGGACCTAAAGATGTCCCAGTTACCGAAAGAAGTAATAGAAAGATATCTTTATACATCCGGTGTAGGGAACTCTTTTTTCTACCCAGCAAGTGAACTGATAAAGCGTTCTGTTGGCTCCTTTGGTGTTTCTGTATCGTTCCCGCCGATAGAATACGGCGGCTACGAACCGGGATTGATCATCGAGAATCTAGGGCAAAAGCCTTTATCCGAGGTACTGGTGGGGAAATCGGTTACTGTGTTTTGGCGGTATGCATCCGAAACGGACGAAGGAACGGAGTATTTTAGAGGTAACTTCCTAGATATTTTAGAATACGATACCCGTACCGCTCTAATGGCTCCGGACGGATCAACAGCCAATACAACGGCGGTGATAACGATGGATAATAACGCCTATATTACTTTGGATATGTCAAGAGTGGGGACCATATTAAACTTTGTGGTGTTGAAATCGGTTTACAATAATCAGACCGTAGCGATATTCCAAAAAGATGATAACCAAAACGATATCACGCAGGTACGATATAAGTTTGCTTCTACTACTATGAACATCCCTACATACATATTTAATGGCTTATACATAAGTAGAGACATAAATGTGTATGAGAAATTAGATGCCACCCCGCCGAAAACAATGTCCCCGGACGAAGCCGTTAATCTTTCCGGGAAGATAACCGAGTTAAGGAATACCGCCGGGGTGACACAGGTAGCGGGGAATTGTGGAGTATCGAACGCTGTAGATTTCTTAACGGATATTTGCAAAGTGTTCCAGTGGGGGTGGGAGTTTCAGACCATCGTAGACGATAGCGGACTCACAAGTGTAATTATTAGCATATATGATCTAATCGCGAACGATGCAAAAAACTTTGATCTAAACGGACCGATCACGTTCAATGACAGGCGGCAAGACTGGACCGATTTCTACGTATCGACAGACAAGATAGAGGACTCAGAAGGTTTTCCGAACATCGGTATATTCAAAATCGGTGATTTTACAAAGAGTTTACAATTATCCAGTGCATCGTTCACGGCTAAAGGGACCGTAGTAGAATCGGGCGTGCCGAATCCACAAGACGGTACGTACCCGCGCTTTTCGATACGAAAGGTTCAAGACAATAAGCCCGTAACTTGGGTCGAATATTTCAAGTCTATCGAGTACACGCAACGATTAACCAAGTATTACGGTATGTTTTCGGACGCTATAGATGTCACTATTAAGGCTAAAATACCCTACTATTTCATAGAGAACAAGTATAAACATAACGGAGTAGTGTATTTTAAGCAGCTAGGATCATTTTTCTACGTTCGTTCTATCACGGAGTATAACCTAGCAACACAGGAATGTAAGGTAAAACTAACTAAAATTAATCTTAATCGTTAAATAAATGGCAGATAATGTTACATTACTAGACCTTTCGTTCAAGACGGACGAGGCGGTAGAAGGTTTGGACGCTCTGATCAAGAAGTCTTTAGACCTTGCAGAAGAAAAGAAACAGCTAACCAAGCAGATAAACGCCGAAAAGACGGCACTTGCCGGGCTTCGTCAGAACTATAAAGACAATCTTATAGATCAAACGGCGTTCGAAAAGGCAACGGAGAAGTCAGAAACAGCGATCATATCGTTAACCAAACAACTAAACAATAATAAGAATGAGACTTCCGAGAATGCCGCCGCTATTAAAGCACACACTACCATTGTCAACTCGGAAGCGGAAAGCGTGGAAACCCTGCGAGCGAAGTTAGCCCTTAACACGAAGGCACTAAACAAAATGTCCGTTGAACAGCGGACAAACTCGGAGGCTGGGAAACAGATGGTAGCCCAAACCAAGGAAATCTCCGACAAACTGAAAGACCTTGAAAAAGGGGTGGGAGATACCCGTAGAAACGTGGGTAACTATGCAGAGGATATCGAGAAGGCAACCGGAAGCCTCGGCGGTATGACTGGCGCAACCGGGCAAATGGTCAAAGGTATGTCCGGCGGTATTGCTTCTATAAAGGCATTCAACGCTGCATTGATGGCGAACCCCTTTGTTGCCATTGCATCGGCTATTCTTGCGGTAATCTCAGCTATCGGAAAGTTGATGGACCGCAACAACGAACTGGCTGTTTCCGTTAAGACTATATTAGCACCTATCGAGTTGATCATAACTAAGGTGTTGGATGCCGTAGCCGCTCTGTTTGTGGAGATAGTCAAGGTTTTTGAGTGGCTGGCAGAGGCTTATATTAAGGTTTATAACTGGTTAGGTCTGATATCGGACGAAACTGTTAAGTCTATCGAAACTGCTAGAGGGATGGCACAAGTAGAACGGGACATATATAACGCTGAAACCGATCTTATTGTAGTTTTAGCCCGGCAACGTAGGGAAATGGAGGAACAAAAGGCTATTCTTGCCGATCAAACTAAGAGTTCTAAGGAAAGGCAAGATGCAGCTAATGAAGCCCTACGGATATCTAGAGAGATGGAAGCCTCCGAATTAAAGATACTAGAGGCTAAATATCAGCAGATAAAGACGCAAAACGAATTGTCTTACACTTCTGATGAAGACAGGAGGAAAGAACAAGAGGCTTTAGCAGCATTGGAGGAAAAGAGAGCACAGTATTTATCACAACGGAAAGAACTAACTAGTCAGGTATCCGGGCTGGAAAAAGCTGATATGGCAGCCGCCGCAGTAGCCGATAAAAAGCGTGCCGAGGATTATGCTAAATCCCAAAGAGCGGCAGCGGAGAAAGTCAAAAAAGACAAAGAAGACGCAGAAAGGAAAGCTGCCGAAACCGCTAAGAAAGTTCAGCAGGAAGTTCTAAAAAGCTACGAAAACGGAATAACCGAATTGCAGCTAAAGATAAGAGAATCTAATATCGGTATAGTAGACAAGCAGAAGGCACTAGAGGACCAAGACGCGCTAAACCAAGCTATCTTGGAGAAGGAACGTTACCGTCTCCAGCAAGGTCTGATCACCCAGCAGGAGTTCGACAACATCCGATTGGAGCAGCGCGTGGCGTTCCAAGAACAGGTAGCCGAACTTGAGAAGGCAGAGGAGGACAAGAAGAAAGAAGCAGCCGCCATTGACTTGGAGAACAAGCGTGCTATTGAGGAAGCCAGCATAACTAGTGACTTCGAACGTGAAT